TAACCTATCCACGGGATGGATACGACGAAACAAATCTAAAAGCTGAATTAATTTATAAACTGATCCGCAAACACGCAAATGAGCGAGAGGATTTGCAAAAATTAAAGCGGTATTACATCGGCGATCATTCTATTCTCAAACATGAAAGGCGCAATCCTAACGCTCCAAACTTTAAAACGGTAGCCAATCATGCGAAGGATATTGCAGACACGGCCACAGGTTACTTCCTGGGCAGTCCGATTACCTACAACAACACAGGCGAGAGCGACCTTGAGCCGTTGCTGGTTGCGTTTGACAATGCAGAAGTTGACCAAGTGGACACGCAGAACGCTCTTAACATGGCTATCTATGGCCGTGCTTATGAATACATCTATGTCAAGGAAGGCTTAAATGAGCTTGACTCAGCTAGTCTTGATGTCGAGAATACTTTTATAGTTTACGATGATAGTATTGAACGCAGACCCTTGTTTGCGGTTTACTACTACGAGGTTAAGGACGATTCAAAAGACACTAAGACATACCAAGCAGAGGTTTTTACACAGAACTTGCACTATCACATTGTTTTGAGTGATTCGTCAGGGTCGTATGTGAAAAAAAATGATGTTGAACCACACCACCTTGGTCAAATACCAATCATTGAGTACAAGAATAATAATTTTGCGATTGGCGATTATGAGCAACAAATTAGCTTGATTGATGCCTACAATTCGTTGATGGGTAACCGTGTAAATGACAAAGAACAAGCGATTGAGTCTATCCTTGTTTTGTACGGAGCGCAGTTAGGAGACACGCCCGAAGAAACCCACAAAGCTATGTCTATCCTTAATGAAGAAGGTCTTTTAGAACTTCCAATGGATTCTAAGGCTGACTTCTTGAAGAACTTGTTGGACGAGGGCGCTACTGAAATCTTGCGTAAAGCCTTGAAAGAGGATATTTACACCTTTAGCCACGTACCGAACCTAACGGACGAAAAGTTCGCTGGGAACAGTTCAGGCGTAGCTATGGAGTATAAGTTGCTCGGACTTGAAATGATTACTAAAGTCAAAGAGTCCAACTATAAACGTGGGCTTAGACAGCGTATCAGTATTTTTGCTAAATACTTAGGCTTACAACAGATTGCGCTTGATGCAAACTCTATAGTTCCTCAGTTTAGTCGTGGTTTACCTAAGAACTTACTTGAATTGTCACAAGTTATTAATAACCTTGACGGTAAGGTTTCACTTCGTCAGCTTATTTCTCTCTTGCCATTCGTTGAAGATCCTGATGCTGAATTAGAAGAACTCGAAGAAGAGAAAGAGAAGAATATGGAACGTGTGCCATTTTTTAACCAGACTAACACGAAGCCAGAGGAAGAGGTAGCAGATGAAGAACGAGGAGTACTGGGCGAAGAGGAAGGCTAATCTCATCTATGAACAGATGGATAAAGCTGAGAAGCAAGCAGATAATTTTGATAAGGTCTATGAAGAAGCCAAGACTTACCTTGACAAAGAAATAAACAAAATCTTTGATAAATTCCAGCGTGATTACGGTTTAAGTGAGAATGTTGCTCGTCAGGTCTTAAAGACTATGAAGAATAAAAAAGACCTTGCTGATCTACGCAGAATGCTCGAAGCTAGACCGAACGACCCAAACATACAACGTTTGCTGGCAGATTTAGACAGTCCAGCTTATACCTACCGTATGAAACGGTTAGAGCGCTTAAGCGCTGACTTAGACCTTATGCGTAGTTCTATCTATCTTTCCGAGAAGCAAGGCTCAGATGATTTCTATGGCGACCTTATGAAGGATAGTTACTACAAGGCTACTTTTGACTTACAACAGCAAACGGGACTTGCTTATAGTTTCTCCGACTTGCCAGAAACAGAAATCAAACGTCTACAGGCGTTTAAATGGACGGGAGAGGGCTATTCGGACAGGATATGGTCAAACACTGGGGCGCTTGCTTCAAGCGTGAAAGACGAGCTTTTAGTAAGTCTTATGACTGGTCGAAGCGTAAGAGATACATCTCAAGCGATCGCTGAACGGTTTGAGGTTAGCAAAGGCAAAGCAAGACGTTTGGTTCGCACTGAGTCAGCGTTCTTTCATAATCAGATGGAACTGCTCAGCTATGAAGATGCCGAGATTACAAAGTACAAATTTGTAGCCGTACTGGATAAACGAACATCGCATATTTGTCAGGAGCATGACAATAAGGTCTATGAGACAAAAGATGCCGTTCCTGGCGTGAATTACCCGCCACTACATCCGTGGTGTCGGTCTACGACTATCGCTTACGACGAAGATGCAGATTACAGCAAACTAGAGCGCAGGGCAAGAAATCCTGAAACAGGAAAGACCGAGCTAGTACCTGCTGATATGACCTACAACGAGTGGTATGATAAACATGCAGGGAAGAAAAAGCGCACTAAAGCTCCTAAAAAAGCTAAACGCACTCAAACTCCTACGAAACCTAAAGAAACACCTAAGAAGGTAGATCCGATAGATGTATTTATGAATTCTTTTTCAGAGGGTCTTGATTCAAACATAAAAACATTGAAAAACTTTGAACTTAATTCGACATCATGGTATAATGACCGTATAAAAGAGTACATCCCATTTGAAGACATAAGACTGGCAAGCGAGAACCTAAAAGAGATATTAGAGAATAGCGAGCCATCTATGCGTTTTAAATCCGAAAACGTTGATAAACTGCTAGAAACAGACAGGTTTTTAAATCAATTTGAAACAGGGACCAGCGGTGGAAGTCTTAGCCCGAACGATAGAAGACGAGCGACGAGACAACTTTTCGGGTCAGAAGACGATTTATTCAAAAAACGAGACTATGAAAAGTACGGATATTTTGGGAATAAGGACTTTTATGAAGATTTCGCATACAACGATAAAATAATCGGTGGAACTGACCAATATGGGGACGTAATCGTTCGATTTTCCAAAGATAAAGTAATGTCAAGAACGACGTTTACTATCAATAACAGCCTTGGACCAGCTTCTTGGGGGCAAATAGTAGCAGATAATCCTATTTCTCCACACCTTGTTGGAATAGATGAAAGTTATCTAATGGATCATATCGATATTTTGAAACGAGGAAAAATTAAATCCCCTGAGGCACTAGTCGACGAGTTGCGTGTAAGGTATATTGAGGCTCAGTTCCATGGTGACCTTGGTTTGTCCGATGTTTCTAGTGTATGTTTCACAACGAAACCCCCAACCAATAAGCAAATTTTAGCTTTCAGGTCAAAAGGTATCGACGTTTATGTAAGGGAAGGTGATAAAATTGTTAAAGTTAAATAATATTATTGGCATAGATGATAGTCGTAACAATATTTTAGTCACATTAACAGATGGACGTTGCGCCTTAGTTGATTTAAAACGTAAAGGCTTTGTTGTTGAGGTTTTATTGGGTTCATTTTTTAAATGGATGAGTTTCTCGGACAATTACACAGATGCAGATGTTGCTATTATAAAAAGCATTTTAGCTGAACCTCAGGGCGTTGGTTACGGGCCTTATGCTGAACGTTATCTTACAGACCCGAAAGTGAAGCAAAAATTTGACGAAATAAAAAAAGAATGTGGGTATGAATATTAAGCACCTAGAGAAATCTAAGTGCTTTTTTCGTGCTCAGAAAGGAGGAACTTATGTTCATTTGGGAATGGGTGCTTATAGCACTTGGTTGGTTAGTGTTCTTGATGGTTGCAGCATTTTGCTTATCGCTCACAATAACTCTAATCAAAGAGTTCAGCAAAAGAAAGTAGGTGATCCGACATCTTGACTGGCAGGAATAGACTGCTTTAAAACACTGTAAATTGCTA